GATGTTCTGGACAACGCATCAACAATTCTTGTACTTGCATTCTCACCAGTTGGAATTACATTAGCTGGAAATCCGTAGTTTGTATTTGAAATTAATATACTAGAATATGTCGAGATAACATCAGTAAACAAGGTGAATGTGTTTGGACTAAGTGTACCGCTTGTGTCAACTGTATTAATCGCACCAGTAACAACTGTGCCACCTGGACCAAATCCTTTAAAATCATCACCTGATTGGAATCCTGCACCACCAAAACGGACATTCATTACGTCCACAAAACCTGTTGAGATGGCATCAACTACAGCTTCCGCTCTGGTTGTAAAACCACCACCATTAATTGGAACTTGGTCACCAATATTGTAACTTGCGCCGCCATTGATAACATTGATTAGGTTAACAGTAGAGATGGTGTTAGAACCAATGGTGATTAATGTTGTTCCATCATCACCAATAATCTCACAGGTAATTTCTTCAGCATTTAGGAATGTGCCATCTAAATTCTTGGTATTGATATACAATTCAATGGCTGTTTGTTGTGTAATCAACCTTGGTGCGGCACGTTCAACAATTGCACTGGCACCAGATGTTGTACCAATAATTCTTCTGGAATTAAATGCGTCAAAGTCAAAGCTTGGATAATATACTTTGATAACCATACCAACTGGCGGTGCAGTATAGAAGATTAACTTTTTAGTTTCTTTACGTACAGTATATCCACTATTCAACAAAACACCATTTTCATACACACGAAGGTCTGTTATAAGTGCTTGCTGAGCCAAATAGAATGTGGTGGTTTCACCATCACCAACATAGGAAGTATATACGTCATTGTCAATTCTAAGTACATTCTCAACAACCCAATCGCCAGCGGATGCTCTAAGAATATTGTCTTTTGGCAAAGTAAATTCAACTTCTTCACCATAAAGAATTCTAAACAACAAACTGAAAGACTTCTCACTACCTCTTGATAGGTACAATGGAAGAACATTCTTAATTAAAAAGGCTTTATCAATCTGTTCTGATTGTGGTAAAAGTGTTGCAAAATTTGATACGAAACTTTCTCCAAACGCATCAATTGAATCATCAACGTCAGAAATATATCGTAAGTTTTTGGCCTGAGTAACTAAATCATTCTGTTGGGTTCCTTGTTTAGTTTCAAGGAACTCATAGTAAGCTTCTAAGAAGTTTACGAATAATGGATATTCTTCCCGAACATACTCGGGTACTTGTTGATTTACAAGAATTGAATTTTTAAAATCTGACATTACGAATTAACTTTTAATAATTGCGTAGCAACTGCTGATGGGTCTGTTTCATCAATAGTAATAATAGTGTTTCTAATCGATTCAATAATACCAGATTCAGATTCTATACTCAAACGAATTAAACCATCTGAAGTAGCAACTGCTAAAATTCTTAAATCGTTGATTGTAATAACACCAGTTGAGTAATTAATTGTACCTACACTTGGATTTATAACTTGCCTATTGGCGGTACTATCGTAATAAATTGTTCTAATTGTTCCAACTTTAGTATCGATTACAGCCGATGCTGCAGCGTTATAACCATCACCACCTGTAATAGTAACAACTGCACGGCTATAGTCAGAGCCACGATTTGTCATTTTGATTTCAGTAATTCTACCATTTTGGATTACAGCCACAGCTGTTGCACCTACGCCATCTCCAGTAATTGTTACCGTTGGCACAGTTTGAAAACCATAGCCTGCGTTTGAGATTTCGATAGAAGAAATGCCTGTTGAAGATTGTGGAATTTCTTCAATGACAGCAGTACGACTAACACCACTATTATCAACTGTAGTAAACTCCGATGAGGTCATTCTGTTTGTGATTGTGCCACGATGTAGTGGAACACCAAAATTAATAGTATAATTAGACGTTGTTCCTACTTCTGGTTGGAATCTTTTTTGTAATCTAACAACCGTTTCTGAACCAATGATACCATTGAAGCTAACATGGTCAATTTCGTCTTGTAATTTCGAGAGAGCGAAAACACTATTAAATTTATTAAGGTAAGTATTTTTGTAACCAATGATTCCGTTCCTGATTAGAGTTCTTAATGTATTCTCATTAAGAGATGTTTTTCTATCATCATATTTCACAACCGAGTTTAAAATCAAATACAAATACTCGGGGTCACGAATTTCAGCGCTAACTGAAACAATGGCCTTTGGTTTAATAATCTCATTGATAATTCTTGTCTTTTCTGATTCTGTGATATAGTAGTTTTCTTTTGGTTTCAAAGAAATCAAAACTTTACCATAGATTGGTGGAATTTCATCTTCACCACCCCATACTGATAATGAATCAATACTTGGATAATTCTTCTTAATGTAGGACTCATAGTCCACCTTAGTAACTAAACGATTCTGCGTGGCAAATTGAACTGGTGATGCTGATTTAATTTCATCAACTGTTTCTCTATCTGAGCCACCACCTGCAACAGAGACAACTTGAATTACACCGGTACTGTAAGGGCCAATGGCAGAAGACATTCCGAAACCATCAACCTTGTTGGCTAAAGTGCCGTTTGTTGACAAATAGCCAACTGAAATTACAGAACCATCTTCAATCTTACGACCAACAGTTCCATTACCAAAATAGATTTGATATTTTCCGCCTTTAGATTCTTGCAAATAGAATACGGCAGAGTCAGCACCAACATCTAAAATATCTGTTACTTTGTTATAAACTGTGGTTGATGTATTACTTGTGGATGGATTTACTGATACAGTAATTGTGGATGTATCAATGTCCATATCAGGCAAAGTAAATATTGACTTTGGATTAGCACTCTCATCATAATTGAAAGTGTAATTCAATAACTGGCCTTCTTTGATTTCTAAATTCTCAAAGTAATAACTGGTGTCAGATTTTGTGACAGTAACGCCATTCATAACCACAAAACCAAAAATACGTTTATCTACCAACTTAGAATTAAAAACATATCCCTTTGGAATAGTTAATGTATCCAATGTTGTGTTACCACTATTGATTGTTAGGTTGATAGTTGCTGTAGGTGCAGTTTTAGAATAAGGCACATAGCCTAATGTCTTGGCATGAGAAACCACAGAATCACGCAACAAGGCAGTATCTAAGAATGCCTCGTTGGCAACCATGTTTAGATAGTAGGCATTATAGTGTGTGTTGTAAGCTAAAAGATTAACCAAAACATTTAAACCAGAACCCTCAAAATCATAATCTTGGAATTCAGTTTGTTGTTTTAGGAATGATTTTAGGTTGGTCTTGATTGTATCGAAATCAAGGTCTGTTACCTGTAAACGATTTTGTGCCATTTATCGTACTCGTTCTAAGAAAAATTGTATTGTTACTGGTTCGGTTCTGTTGACAATGAAAAATTCCATCGCAATCCTAAAACCATTCTTATCATAATCTGGAAATACTTGTACCTTTGAGACACTAACTCTAGGCTCAAAGTTTTGAATTGTTTGCGTTATCTCACGTTGAATGAGAGTTGCCGATACTGGATCCAAAGGTTCAAATAGTAACTTTTGGATATTACACCTAATCTCTGGTTGAAATGGTACTTCGTAGTGCTGAGTCAGTACCAAATTCTTAATGGAATTGATTACCGCCATCTCAGCAGTATGTTTATTGATATCTTTCCTGATTGGATGAATCTTAAAATTCAAATCCAAGTCACGATATTCTCTTACGGTTGTGGTTATTCCTATTGCCATTTTCTATTTATTCAACCTATCCTAGATAATAGTTTACTTGAGCCAATATAATTTTTAATTAAAAAGTCTTCTGTTTGACCTGTACTTCCAACACCACGAGCCTTTTTGTAGTCTGTAAGAATACTTAACGAATTCTTATAAAACTGCTCATCATGGACTCTGCGGTCATAGAAGATGGAGTTAGCAGAATTAGCTGTGGTTGCTATGGCATTTACTGTGTTGAATGTCAGATTGGAAGTTCTAATGAATGGATCCATTTCGCTACCAGAACCTGAAATCGAAATACTACTGTTAATCGTATTTGCATATGTGACCACAGTATTATAGATTGATATCAAATCATTAGCCACAAACAAGCTCGTAAAGTTGCCCATAATTGGCGCATTGTTGGATACACCTTCTGTTTGGTAAATTAATGATACTACTGCTTTGCCTGTTTGAACGGCAGTCTCATAATGTGGTAAATTTGCAAC